CGGACCAGTAGTGCGTGCCGGCATAGGCCTGAAAGCCCGGCACGGTGGAGTTGTCGTGGTCGGCCAGGCCGCCGGCGGTGGCGGTCCATTCGAGCACGCCGCTCTCGGCGCCGGGGTTCTGCAGCGGCACGTCGCCGGTGACCACCGCGGGCGGCTGCACGTCGAGCGTCGGCGGCGTCTCGGGCGCGGGCACACCGATCGGTCGCGTCTCCACCGGGAAAGGCTCCGCACCGGTGGTGGCCATCGAGTAGTTCGTCCAGCGCGGGACATCGAGGCCGGTGATGTACGTGCGCTTGGTGTCGTCGCCCGGGATGATGCCGCGCGCCACCTCGACCTCCTGCTGCCAGCTCAGCCACTTGTCGCCGAGCAGGAAGATCGTCTTCACCGGCGCGCCGGTGTGGGCCAGCGCCTTGATGTGCAGGGGCCTGCGGAAGGCCTCCAGGTCGCCGGTATCGAGCCTGGCGTTCACGGCCACCTGCGCGGCCGCGTCGGGCAGCCCGCGCGGCGTCAGCAGCGGCACCTCGCCGCGGAAGGAGCTCGTGCCTACGCGCATAGCGGCTCCTCGACCGGCCACACGCGGATGGGCTCGTCCTCCAAGCCATCGATCCACCCGCTGATGACGTCGCTGATCTCGGCAGCGCGCCCGTTGAACTGGGCCTGCCACGTGGGCTGCGCGGTCTGCTGGCCAGCGTGGCGGCGCCAGCCATAGCCGGTGATGGGCACGTGCACCGCGCCCGAGGTGGCGGCCGCGTAGGCCTTGCAGAGCCAGTCGATGCCGATGCCCAGCCGCCGCGCCTCCTCGATCACTACCGAGTCGAGCGCGCTGCGCCGGATCACCGCCAGGCCGTGGATCGCGCACGGGTTGCGCGCGACGTCGGCGAGCCGCGTGGCGTGCCAGGCGTCGGGCGCGATGACGCGCTCGCCGTTGGCGTTGATGTTGCACTGCCGCGTGAAGGCGATGCCGGCGCTGGTCTCCTGCAGCGCCCGCAGGCACAGCCGCAGCGCGTCGTTCATGACGATGTCGTCGTCATCGACGAAGGCGACGAACTCGTCCAGGTGCAGCGCGTGCCAGCGGTCGAGCTGCCAGCCGGGGTCGCCGGCGTCGCTGTGGACGATCGCCTGGTGCAGCCCGTCGAAGTACTGCTTGCGGACGGACTCGACGCACTCGTCGAGCCAGGCGGGCCTGGCGCCGGTGGTGAAGGTGACGGCGGTCAGCATGGTCAGGGCACGTAGTCGCCGAGGCGGTCGATCACCAGGGTCATGCGCCCGGCCGAGATCGCGTAGGTGTCGCCGTTGGCAGTCATCGCCCAGAGCGACGTCGACACGACGGTCGGATCGTCGCTGGTCACCGTCAGCAGGTGCTGGTCGGTCCAGTCCATGGTCATCGTGGTGTCGCTGCCGTCCATCGGGTCGTAGTAGCGCGTGTGGGCCGAGCGGTGCAGCCCCATCGCGCTGCCGTAGGCCGATGCGGCCGGCGGCCATCCCATGTACGACGATGCCTGGATCGAGCAGGTGGCGACGATGCGGTACACGCCCTGCCGCAGCACCACGAGCTTGCCGAGGTCGGTGTCCCATGCCCAGTCGTCGCTGGCCAGGATGGGGCTGGCGTTCCACGCGTCGAAGGGGACGTTGTCGAAGGCGAACGGGATGTTGTTGGTGAGGAAGAGCGCGCTGCCCGCGCCGCCGCCGCCTCCCCCGATGACGGTCACCACGTTGCTGTTCTCGCCCACCCCGCGCGTCGCGGTGAGCCCCTCGGCAAAGTTCAACGTGTCGGCATCGGCCAGGCCGAGGTTCTCGCCATCGGCCTGGTACTGCACCAGGGCCGTCGGAAAGCCCTTCGGCGCAGCCGCCGGCATGTCGGTGAGGGGCGTGACGCTGAAGGCAGGCATGGCAGCTCCTAGGCGATGATCTGACGCGGCCGGGCGCGCACGCTGCCGGCGTTGTAGGCGCGCTGCTCGGCGGCCCGCGCGTTGTTGATCTGGGCCTGGAAGGCCTTGCCGTGGACGATCGCCATGTTGGCGTCCTTCCAGGGTTCGTTGAGCGTCAGCAGGTACGCGAGCGCGCCGTGGAAGAAGGCCCGGTCCCAGCGCGTGAGCAGCACCTCGGCGACCTTGTTCTGGCCCAGGCGCGGCTGCAGGATGATGGTGACGTCGAGCTCGTAGATGCCGTCGGGCACCGGGTCGAGCGCGAACTGGCCCTCGGGCACGTAGCAGTAGCGGCGCGGCGCGCCGCTCTGGGCAGGGGCCCAGCCGGTCGAGTCGCTGACCACCACCGGCCATGCGCCACCGGGCTTGCCGCCCTCCTTGAGCGCGCTCATCGAGCGGATGCCGATCACCTCCTCGAAGGGGTCGCTGCCCATGCTGTAGCTGCGCACGTCGGCCGTGGTGAGGCCTGGCAGGCCCGAGCGATACCAGCGGGTCTCGCCGCAGAAGGCGCGCGCCGCGCGCACGTAGGCGGCGACCAGCGTGCCGGTCGGGCAGCGCTTGACCTGCTGGGCAACGTCGCGCGCGACATCCATGACCTCGACCAGTGCCATGTCACACCCCCTCGACCTTGGACATCCGCGGCGCCACGGCGGCGACGGCGGCCGTCTTGGCGCCGACCAGCGCGACGAACTCGTTGAAGGCCGCAGAGGCCTTGGCCGGGTCGGCACGCTTGCTGGGCTTGCCGTGGGCCCGCGAGATCGCGAACGCCGACAGCGCGGGCTGGTAGACGTCGCGCAGCGGCATCTCCTCGGTGAGCGCGGCGAGCGGCACCGGCAGCGCGCCGTAGAGCGCCAGCACCTGGCCAGTGCCATCGTTGGGCGGCGAGACATAGAAGCGCCGCGGGGCCCGCACATCGAAGGCGAAGTGCTGCACGTTGCGCTCGCGCGTGCCGCCTGGCCAGAAGCGGTTCTCGTCGTCGAGCAGGCTCTTGTCGGTGAGCGTGAGCCGCTTGCCGGAGACCGCGTTCTCGGTGATGTCGAAGAGCGCCAGGCCGTCGTCGGGCAGCTGCTGCACCACGCCAGGCACGAGCGTGATCATGGTCTGCACGTCGTAGGCATCGGCCTTGACCAGGCAGGTCGCGCGGATCGCCTCGTTCAGGTAGCCGATGAGCTCGGCATTGGTCCAGCCCGCACCAGGCGGCGGGTCGAACAGGCGCACCCGCAGCGCGTCGATGTAGTCGGAGACCAGCATCACCGCACCCCCGGCGTGTCGGCCGGCGGCGGCAGCGCGGCGTCGGCCTGCGCGCGGCCGCCGACGACCGCGTGGAAGGCCTGCATGAAGACCTGGGCCTTGGCCAGATCCTGGCGCTTCGAAGCCTTGGTGTAGGCCTGGCCGGTCATGAACGACCAGATCGCGGACTCGTACTCGTCGGGCATCAGCACCGGGTCGGAGAGCGCCTCCAGGCGCGGCGGGAAGGCACCGAACATCACCATCAGCGTGGCGCCGTCGGTGGCCGGCGGCGAGACGTGGAAGCGACGCGGCAGGCGGGTGTCGAAGAGCACGTACTCGATGTCGTAGCTCGACGTGGCTGCGGCCCATCCCGGGTTGACGCGCACGAACTCGTGGGCCGACTGCACCGTCACGCCGTTGCCGGCCGCGTTGTAGAGCACGTCCAGGAACAGCGCGCCGTCCTCGGGCAGCTCCTGCACGACGCCTTCCACCAGCGTCAGCTCACGGATCACCGGGTAGGCGTCCTGCTTGAGCAGCACGATGCGGGTCAGCGCGCCGTTGAGGTAGCCGATCAATTCGTCATCGTTCCAGCCAGCGCCCGGCGCCGGGTCGAAGAGGTGCTCGCGCACCACGGTGATGTAGTCCGAGACGAGGCGCATCAGAGCACTCCCTGGATGTCGGTCTTGCTGACGCTGGCGTCCTTGAGGGCGCGCCAGCGATCGAGGGCGGTCGAGAACATCGTCATGAACGCGGCCGTCTTGGCGAGGTCTTGGCGGGTCGTGTTTTTGGCGTACGACATCGCGAGCACGAAGGCCCACAGGGGCGTCTCGAACCAGGTGCTGATCGGCACCACCCCGGCGAGCGTGATCGGGGGCGGCATCGCGCCGTAGACCGCCTCGACGCTGTTGCCGGGCAGGCCAGGCGGAAAGACGAGGAAGCTCAGCGGCGCGCGCTTGTCGTAGGTGTAGTAGACCGTGGGCCCACCGGGGATGTCCCCCCAGTTTTTGTGCACGCGGCCGAGCTCGCTCTGCGACTGGTGCGCCACAGGGTTGCCGAACTGGTTGCGCGCGATGTCGATCAGCAGCAGCGCGCCGGCGGGCATGGACTGCCGCACGCCGGCGACCAGGTCGATGTCGTCGATCTTCACGTAGGCATCGAGCACCTCGGCGCAGGCCTGCGCGATGCCGGCGTTGAGGTGGCCCAGCAGCTCGGCGTCGGTCCACGTCACCTTGTCGGCGTCCGCGAGCGTGACGCGGGCGCGGTCGACGAGCTCCTGGCCGGTGCTCATGGCTCAGCTCGTGGCGGGCTCGCGGCGGCGGCGCGGGGCCGGCGGCGGCTCGGGCTGCGGGTCGGGCAGCGGCGGCTCGGGCTGCTGCATCACGACGGGCGGCAGCTGCGACAGCTGCAGGCACTCGCTGCGCAGCTCCTTGATGTCCTTGCCGGGGTCGAGCGTGGCGCCGTACTGCTCGACGGCGAAGTCGCAGATCTCCGCGGCGGTGGCCTTGGCCAGGTCGAAGGGCTCCTCGGCCACAGCCTCGTCGTAGACCAGCGCGCGGCGCGAGGCCAGGCCCTTGAGGTAGCGCATCCGGTCTTCGAGCGAGGCCCTGATGTCGCCGTGGTAGGGACGGAAGCGCGGGTTCTTGGCGACCAACGGCACGTTCGGGTAGAGCATGCCGTCGTCCCTGATCAAGAACGGCACGGCCTTGTTCTGACGCTTGCGGCTGGTGGCGATGCGGTCTTCGTGCTGTGCGCTGATCTGGGCCATGGGAGTCCTTCAGGGATCGTGGAAAGGGCCCCAGGCGGCTGCCCGGGGCCCGCGGTGCCGGATCACTTGCCGGCCAGCGCCGGGGTCTTGCAGGGGGCGTCCGAGCCCTTGGTGCCGATGCCCAGCGGCTTGTGCGGGTAGCGCGCCTTGCTCTTGCCGGAGGCCTTCGAGCGGTCGCGCTCGATGTTGTCCGGCGGAGAGCGGAAGGTGTCGTTGCCCCCGTAGGGGTTGGAAGTCTTCAGAGTCGCCATCACAGTTTCCTTTCGAGTGGTGGTGGGTGGCGGGTGAGTGCCGATCGGGTCTCAGGCGAAGTTCTTGGCGAGGATGGCAGTGCCGAGATACTTCGGCTCGATCACCTCATAGCCGAAGACCATCAGGCCGCGGATCAGATACCCGAAGTCATTCGGGTTGTCGATCATTTGGCACTCGACGATTTGCGCCGCGAAGGTGAGTCCGGCCGAGTGACCGAACGGGCAGAAACTCCCCGGCGAGGGAGACGTCTGACTCAGCACCGCGCGCGACATGTAGATCGTGAAGCGATCGATCTCGCCGACCTTGCCGTTGCGCATGATCGAGACGCCGTCGCCCGACAGGCTGGCGTCGCGCAGGTCGCTGCGCTTGATCAGCGCGACAGCCCACGGCGGCAGCACGACCCAGCGGCCCTCGTCGCTCACCGACTGCTCGTCGAGCACCTGGCCCATGTCGATGAGCACGTCCAGGATGTTGTCCTTGTTGACCAGCACCGGAGCGGCTGAGGTGCCCAGCTTGATGTTGTTGGAGTCGAGGCCCGCAGTCGCGCCCGAGTTGTCGGCAGACACGTCGGCCGGGATCGTCTCCAGCATCTCGGCGTCGGCCGCGATGCGCAGCTGGATGCTGCCGTCATTGGCGAAGATGTCGGCCAGGTCGAGGTCGCTCTGGCGCGAGTCGACGGTCGACAGTGCCACGTTGAACGACTTGGCCTTGTCGATCGCGAGCGCGACCGAGTTCTTGGCCGGGTACTGCACCGCCAGGCCTTCGCCGACGACGTAGTCGCTGACGACCACATCGGGCACCGTCCGGATGATGACGTTGCTGCCGAAGCCGGCGATCTCGCCCTCGTAGTCGGTCGAGGCGATCTCACCGAACACGGTGCTCTTGTAAAACTTCTCGACCAGCTTGCCCGAGTAGATCTCGGGGATGAAGTCGACGGTGCCAGCCGGACCATAGTCCGGCAGACCGGATGCGCGTGGGACGCCCATGGCGTGCTCCTTGTTGACCTGCCTATGCGGCAGCGCGCGTGCTCAACCGTGCTTCGAATGCGACCCGTTCGGCGTCCTTCACCTTGCCCAGCGCCGAGCGCTTGTAGTAGTCCTTGATCTCGGCAGAGCTCGGATACCCACCAATCGGCGGCGGCGGCGGCGGCGCGTTGCCCTGCCCTGCGGCCCGCGGGGGGACGACGGGCGGGGCCGGCGGTGCGCCAGCTGCGCGCTCGGCGGCGAAGGCCTGGAACATCTTGGCGACCCGTGCCACGTCATAAGCGCGGCACAGCTTGTTCAAGATCTCCTGGCGCAGATCGCCGGTGTGGGGATCCGCCTGCTGCAGCCACTGCTCACGCCACTCGGGGGTCTCGTCGACCTCGCGAAAGTTCGGCACGAGAGCCGCGAGGCCCTCTTCGAACTCGCGCAGGCGGTCTTCGGCCTGCCGCTGGGTGTTCGCCTTCTCGCGCTCGCGGATCGGCTTCACCTCGGCATCGATCATGGTGGCCACGGTCTTGCGCGCGGAGGCTTCCGCTGCGCTCGCCATGGCTTCGCATTGCTCTTGGCCGAAGCGCTCGATCTGCTCGGGCGTGAAGTACGTGCCCAGGTCCATCTGCTGGGCCTGAGGTTCGCTGGGCTTGCTGCGCAGTTGCTCCTGCAGCTCCTCGATCTGCTTGTTCAGCTCGGCCTCGCGGCGGTCGTGTGCCTGGCGGTCGCGCTTGTGGAACGACTGCAGGATGTTCAGGCGCTGGCGCCAGTACATCGGGTCTTTGGCACGCGGATCGTCGTCGAGGTGGGGGTCGCCGAACGGTTGCAGATCGGATGAAGCCGATCGAGGTGCGGGTGCTGGGGAAGGTGTTTCGCTGGGCGCCGCAGATGCCGCGC